AGCTATGAGACAGGGATATGCTAAAGGTGGGATTGTAGTTCAGTTAGGAATACAAGAAGAAATTAAAAAACTTTACAAATCAGGAGATAGTGCTTTAAAAATTGCAAAAAAACTTAAAGCTAAGTATCCACAATATGCTAACAAATTAAGTCAATATGTTATTGGTAATTATTTAAGAGAAGCTAAAGCAACATTAGGATTACCTGACAATAAAACAAATTTAACAGAAAATAAATTTGTAGAGTTAAGAAAACAAAAAAGTAATTTAACTAATAAACAATTTGCTAATTATTTAAATGATGAAACAAATTATTTTCCTGACCCAAAACAAGCAAAAAAATATAGTGGGGATTTAATTGGTAAAAAATTTAACTCAGCAAAAACTAAAGGTAAGTTTTCTAAAAATTTTAAATACGCTGGATCTACTGCAGATAAAGCAGTAACGGCTAGAGAAATATCAGAGTATAAAAAATATGCAAAAGCTCTTTATAAAAATCAACCAGAAAGATTAAAAAAAATATTAGATTTAAATAGGGATGAACTTAAACAGAAAGTATTAGATCGAAGAGGCTATGACAAAAAAATAAAAAAACCTGGTTTTAAAGAAGCAAAAAATTTAAGAAACAGAAAATATAGAAACGAAATTACTACAGGAAAAAGAGGACAAGATCGTTTATTAAATTATAGAGAAACAATTGCAGAATACAACAGAGCAAAAAGAGCAGACTCAGCACAATTTTTTAGAAACACATCTGATCCTAAAAGTTTATTGTGGGAAGATTTATTAAAAAGAAATGAATCAAACAAAGACAAGTTTTTTGAATACGATAAATCTTTTGAAAAAAAGAAAAATTATACAAAAGCAGAAACACAAAACATTGTTTTAAAAGATAAAAATGGAAATAAATATCGATACAATACTTTGTTAAATGATATAGACAAAGCAGGTTTTGATTCACGAAAAGCTTTTAAACCTTATGATCAAAAAGCTTTTTTATATAAATCTGGTTTAATGCCAGAACTTAATAAAATTTATGGCATAGAGTCAGGAT